GCTGTATAGCCATCAAAGGTAGCTCCACCAACGTTACCGTTAGTGAACCGCGTAATAAGCCCGCCAGTGGGTTGAACGATAGACTCACGAATGAGTGTATCCGCCCAGAGAGCAGCTGATTCCGCAAACTTCATCACCTGATTCTTTGAGTGGTCCCAAAGCTCAGTAGCCTCAGCAATATCGGAAAGCCTGGCGGCTTGACCGTATTGCACTAAGTCGAAGTCTACAGTATCATACTTATAAACGTCGAATGTGTTGATTGGCACACCTTCACCAAGGGCCACAATTGTCGAAGTATCGGCAACCTGTGGCCTGAAGAAGCGGATGCGCTTAGCGCCGGAACGCTTAGGTAGTTCCTGCGTTTCCGCGAATTGCATTAAATGGAGTATGTTGATAGCATGCTTCAACAATTTCTTGCTGAAGTACAACTGATACATCTCCTTGAGAGTTTCAGTTAATATCATATTAGACGTACCCCATTAAGCCTTCACGAACATAGATCTTATCAATATCTATGTTCCTACCTGCGGTAGTAGAAGTAACTCCAACAATGGAGACTTGTACACCAACAGGACGAGTATCAGAATAGCCAGGAAGCTTGCTGGCAGGGACACTGCCAAGGTAAGCATTCTTAGCCCAGTTCTGTGTACCGTACTGGGTAGGCACTTGAGGACCAAAGTAGAACCTTGCTCCTGTAAATGGCCCACCATAGTTAGGCGAAGCGGCTTGGTTTGAATTGATGATTGGCACATTGACATCTATCTCTGCCATATACCAAGTGCCTGCCACGAGGGCAGGAATGGCACCAGACAAGTCAAGAGCCGTTGCTCCTACGTTGTTATCCAGGTAGTTTAGAGTTACTTTGTTGGTAGCCGTAATGGCGAACCAGCATCCGTCTGTACCTGTAGTGTTATTGTAGAAGCCCATTATAATAGTGAAGTCTACAACTCCACTAGTAGCTAATGTAGGAATTCGAAAGACAGTGCGGAAATGATGCGGAGCAGCACCTAACAGGAATGAGCCGTCGTCAAGATTGAGCCTGACTCCGCCTGTAGCGCTTGTAGTGCCAGCTGAAAGCGTCTGAATCCCTACGTTACTTGGATAAACACTGGTAGTCTGTGTTTGCAGACCAGTGTTTGCAATCGTACTAACGAATGGCTCAGCAGCAACACCGACACTGCCCCCTACAAAATCCGTAAAGTATTCACGAGATTCTTTCTCTAATGAGAAGGGCATAATTCTATTGAATTATACCCAATAACATTCACTCGAATGCTATAGGGCATATGTTGTTATTGTTGTTGGTTATCTTCGTCCGGCGTCGATCTCAGCAGCTTCCGCATAAGCATGTTTCTCAAGCTCTTCATCACTCATATTCCTCAATGACTTTGGCCCCTGGTGGGAGCCTCCGCTAGGAGAGGACTTCATAGGTGCTGTTGACTTCTTGAACTTAGCTAATTCGGCTTGCTGAGCTTCAATGACTTGTACTAACTTAGGGATTAACTCGGTAGCGTACTCAGCTTTTACTCTATGATAAGCCGCCCAAATGCCGTCTGGATGCCCCCGGTAACGTGCAGCCAGTTCAGCATTATTGGGGTCATTAAACAATGCCCCCAAGCGCTTCCCTGTCTCCGTTTCGGGATTGAACAAGTCAGGATCTTGCTCCAGGATCTCAGCCTCATTAGCATGCCATCTTTCAATGAATGCCTCTGATTGCTGATACTGGGCTTGCGCCTGTCTTATTCTTTCTGCTTCTTTTCTGGCGTCTTGAGCTTTAGCGTAATCCCCATACTGGTCGAACTGTGCGGCAAGTGCTTCCCAATCTTCAGGTTTTTGGTCGATTCCCTGATCTCGTTTGGCCTTCTCAGCTTTAAGATCGCGATTCTCTTTTGAGAGAATCCTGATTTGCTTGTGTAGTTCGTTATCCGCTGAAGATTGTTTCTTCTGTTCGCGGTGTTTCTGTAATGGGGTTTGTGGCTTACCCTTTTCTGCGGGCTTAGTAGCGTCCTTGTAGGTTCCCGGCTCTTCTTTTGCTGGAGGCTGGTCTCCAGATTCCCGTTCATTTTCAACAGAGGAATCAGCCTCTGGAGCTGGACCCCCTTCCTCTTGCCATTTCTCGACATCGGCGGACGAAGGCTCGAAGTCGTCGGGCAAAGATGGGGCAGAATCACCGAACCCATTAGGGCTCTTGTATTCCGGCATTTTAACTTTCTCGCTATTTGAAGATAGCGGGGCGACCAATTATTTTCGCGAAGCTGGCATTGGTCTTTTGCTCTTCTTCGGGTTTCTCATCCTCCCTTACAACAGGGGGACGCTCTACTGTCAAATCTATGATAGCTAGGGCTACATCAAATCCTTTAGCCACTGCCATCTTATGCAGGGCTAATGCAGGATCTCCCTCATTCATTGCTTCATGGAGGAGGCGTTGCTTAGTGTTGCGATAATGCGCAACCAACTTCCCGCCAGTGTCGCTGGCGACAAAGGATCGCAGCTCAGCCTGGTTCCTGTCGTCCCAGGCTACTTTGTAGTCCTCACTCATTGAGGGGGAGGCCCTTGGGTGGCTCCAGGAGGCCCTGTTGGCGCTACTGGCCCCTGCTGGGCATACTGGGGACTCCCCTGGGCTGGAGGCCCGCCAGGCGGCGCTTGGGCCGGTCCCAAGGGCGAATTCTGTTGCTGCATCTGCTGGCGTATCTCCTGCATATGCTGCATGATCTGATTCAGGCTAGCCATTGGAGGAATTCCATCCTTCAAGGCTTGCTGGATTAGCGGGATCGCCTGCTCCACTTTACCCTTGGCTTGATCAAGGATTTGCTTGTCCTGCTTAAATCCTTCTGGGTCCATCTGGGAGTATTGTTGATACGTCTCCAGGAAGTGCTTGTACAAGTTAAAGGACGGCAATATCGGCACTTGGATCTTCGCCTGCTCAGCAAAGTCGAAGTAAGTCAGAAGGACTTTGATATGCACTCCAGGGTCGTCATCCGCCTGGACGTGGATCTCAAAGCCGTTCAGCATGTCGCCAATCTCAGCCATCTGCTGCTCGGCTTGCCTGATGTTACCCTGGCCCCCGATGAAGAGTTCCCGCAAGTATCGGGTGTCTGCGAGCTCAAGGATGACTCGTGCAAATTTCTCAGGGTCAATAAATTTGCCGACCATAGGCACTTGAGCAAGATTAACCAGCCGCGAAATCTCCTGATTCTTATCATATCCATCAGGATTCCCATTTGGAGTAAGGATGTAAATGTCCGCCAAAGCCGATTCATCAATCTCGTTATACTCATGACGATAGGTGTACTCTAAGTCATGCTTGTTCTCTTGTAGGAGTAATGACCATGCCTGACAATAGAGATCATGGAGCCCTTCATCAAATACCCTGCCTCTTAGATCTACTCCCTGGTTATTGTACTGCTGTAGCATTTGAGCTTCTTTAGCAGTTCTGGGCTGAGAGAAGTCGTTAGATCTACCCAGACCGAAATCTGGCATGCCAATTCGGTCCTGAGCGATTTCTCTGATGTCTTTGGATGCCACATCAAAATCCATCGGGGGTGGCTGGAACTGGACAACGCTAAGTTCATTTCCAATAAGCTGGCCAGGGGCAAGTTTGATATTGCCTGGATTAATTGTTGCGCCCTTGTGCGTGAAGATAGGACGGTTAACATAAGTCATGTAGTCAAGCTTCTCATTCTCAAGCTTGCATAACTCCATCTCAAATTGGCTGACTATCTCTGTTATACCTCTGTTTTCATACCACCCCCTAGACTTACGTTCGTAATGGAATGGGATGTAAGGAATTTCCTTGTGGTTATAAGGGTAATCTTTGATAGCGGGACGAGCTGGCTCATCTGGCTTGTTAGGATTGAGTAAGTCAATTATTAGATTTCCCTCCTTGTCCTTGGAGTAAACCTCCCATAGGATCATCAGTTCATCATCTTCATCAAACTGAACACCAGAGATCCATTGCTTATCCTGGTCTACCTCAGGAGTATCTGGCCTCGGAGCAATGCAAGACTTTATCCACTGCTCATTTGTTTCCCATCCTGACTCCTTAGCTTGTCTAAGATAATCAGATTTGTTAAGATAAAGAACTTGACAGCAGCGCACAGCACCTTGTAAGGAATCGGTACTAGGAGGGATAATAAAGTTGACTGGATCAACCGCTTCAAAGCATAAGCATTCATTGTCATAGTCCCATAGGACTTTCATCAGCCCTATTCCTCGCTCAAGAAGTAGGTCAATGAGCAGCGGCAAAGCAGAGCGGAAGTTGCTCTTAGTGCGCACTTGATAATCAAACCAGTGCGCAGCTAAGGTGCTAAGGGCTCGGGCTGCTTGTTTCTTAGGGACGAAAGAACAGAGTGGATCAGGCTGAAGGGCTTGCTGGTAGTAGAAAGGCTTCAGCTTCTCAATGAATGTATCAGCCAATGGAAAATGAAAATCAGAAGCACCCCTGAAAGGTAGACTAACCCTACCAATCCCCACAGAACGCATTCTGGCCCATGCCGCCTGCTTATCTCTCCATGAGGATCTAGAGTCTTCATCTTTCTTCAGCTTGGCGACGAGACGGCGCATGCGCTCCGACTCGTCCTTGTCCTGCTCCTCTTTGCCGGATGCAGCTCCCCCTAGCTCATCTGCATCTGTCTCTGTACTTATCCCGAAGTCTTCGCTGGCCACTAAAAGCTATCTTTAACTATCTGGAACACTCGTTTAGTTACTGCTACAGCTTGCGCGTAAGATTCATCTTCACGCGCATTCTTAGCGTAGAAAACTGGAAATAGGTTAGCGATGAGCTGTACAGCTAATGCCTGCTCATCTGTAAATTTTTGGACAAACTTTTCTGCTGTCATGTTCTTTTTGCTTCAAAAAGCACAGGTCATCGGGGAACTATAATTGCTGGTTTTTCCTCTGGTAGCCTCTGGATAATCAAATTCAGTGACATACCAATTTGATTAAGGGAATTGGCTATAGCTTGCGCATACTGAGCGGATGCAAGCTGGGTAATTGCATTGGCAACTAGTCCCTGGCTTTCATCAATCTCATTTGCGTACTTATGGATTATTTCTATTTGACTTTTTAGTTGTTCTATCGCTTCTGGGGGTAGTCCTGTCATATTCCTACATTACATCCAGGGGGTAGTATCCTTTGCCAGTTCTTGACATTTGGGTCATCCTCTTTTTCAAATCGCTCATTATCAAAAGGGTCGTACTGCATAGCCCTGATGTCCTGACTGGACACAATGGACCATGCTATTACTATGGCATCAGCCCTATCTGGGCTGAAGGCATCCTCTTTGGGATTGAGCTGGATCTGACCCTTGTTGTTGATGTGGTACCCGCGAGTCGTGAACTGCTTGATAAAGGTCTCGTCTGGAGGTAAGATAATATTGCACTGTTCTATCGCTCTAGCGAGTGAAAAATAAGCTTCCGCTGACCTGCTGTAGTATGTCTGGGAATCAAAAGCCTTAGCCTGACCCCTCCATAAGTTTATGTTCCATCCTTTAGCAGCAAACATATCAGCATAGATGGCCCCCATGCCGTCCGCATCTATCCAAATCTCGTGCGGCTTCATCTTCCTGATCATGAAACGCTGGATCATCCTGTCTACTATGACGTTGGCGTTTCCCCCACCTTTGAAAGCTGCGTCAATCTCGATCACATTCCCATTGCGCACGACAAAAACATTCTCATTACCGCTTTCAGCATGAGCAATGTCAATACCTCCAATTGGACGTCCAGCAGAGCGATGGATTGGCGTGCTTAGACACTTATCAACAGCACGCCTGGAGCATACGCATGTCTGAGTTGGATCATTCATCCACTCAGCCATGATCATGCTGGCGTAAAGCATGGACTCGCGCCCATGCTTTATAGCTAAGTCGTCCGCTTGTTTCTGGCCTAAGTGCGGACACTCAAAGGCCGTAACCTTATAGTGTTTAAAGCGGGGATCATTATCGTACTCAAAGAAGCCTCCCATTGGAGCGCCTGGGCTACTCTGGATAAGCCATCTAGTGGGACGACATCTTTCCATCCCTTGAAATACTTCATCGCTGACTGTCTTTGCCTCATCCACAACAATGGCAAGTGG